CAACTGAAATAATCATTCTATCACCTACTTTTCAGCAGTTTTCTTTCTGCTCTTTGGTGCAGGTTTTTCTTCTTCCACTATCGCAAGATAATTGCCCTTTTTAACAATCTCTTTATATCTAGCTTCTGAAACTTCAATCACTGCACCTGTTTCATTGAATACTTTAGTTTCTTTGTCGATAAACTCGTTGACCACTTTACATTTCATAAGTCAACCCCCTTATCTTACACTGTTGCTGCTGCTGCACACTTCAAGATAACAACCTTTGCATCATTTGTGAGTGCTGCCATACCATGTGCAGTACAGATGATGTTATCTGCAACACCTGGCTCTCTCTGATGCTCTACAAGGTTTCCTCTCTTTAAAAAGTAAGTGATTGCAGGAAGGTCATCCTCTGTTTCTGCATCATTGTTAAGCTTGATGATAGGGTTGTGATATACCCCTTCTACTAACTTAACCTTATTTGATACAACTACATCACAGCCTGCAATTCTACCGATTGAACCTGATGCAAGCACACCTGCCTGATACTTGTCAGCAGATAAGAAGTCAGGATCTTTTCTAAGCTGTGTTTTCTGCTTAGAGTGAATAAGAACAACCTTGTTGCTGTCCTCTTCCTCATTAAACATATCAACACCATCAACGATTGATGTATAGCCGATAACTGCTGTTGATCTATCACACACATTTGGTGAATCGTAACATACTGCTACTCTGTCATTGTCAAGCTTCTCTGAAATTGACATTGCAATCTGATTAGTTGCTGTTCCCATTGGATTTCCATAACCTGAAAGCTGTGCTTCATCAGTAAGGGCAACACCCTGACCAATCTTCTTGATGCCATACTCTGCTGTTGTGTATGCCATCTTTGTTGTGTCGATTGGAACACCTTCTGCATAGTCCTTTGCTTCACCGATATATCCCCACTTTGGAATAGTTACCTTTGAACCTGGTGTGCCTTCAAGCTTGTTGTCAACCTTGACATAGCCCATCATCACTGCCTTCTTCTCTACCTTTGCATTGATCATATCTGATACTACCTGTGGATCAAATACATCACCATTTACTAAAGTTGTTGTTTTTGTTAAATCTGCCATTTTTCATCTTTCCTTTCTTTTAATTGCTTAATTCTGAATACAATTCAGGATTGCTTGCTCTAAGTTCAACCCTTGATTTGTACCCCATCTTTTCAAACTCTTCCCTAGTGACAGCATTTCTTTCACCATCACCCTGTGGAAGCTTGTTATCACCAAGCACCTTCAATTTGCCTGTGCCTGATGCTTCAAACATTGTTGGGAACTGTGTTTTCAAACCTGATAACTGATTATCCCAACCCTTGATATTGTCATTTTCATCAAGTTCTAGGCTTTCACCCTTTTCCTTCAGTTTTTCATTCAATTTGAATGTTAAATAATCAACATCAACTGCCTTTTCACTTAACAAGGCAACTTTGATTGCTGATTTCAGCTTTGTTTCCTGAAGTTGTTCCTGAAGTTGTGCAACCTGCACATCATACTCACCAATCTTCTTCTGCAAGCCTTCATCATCCTTGGTTGCCTTCTTTAGCTGTGCAATTAAGTCATTAGCAGATGCCAATTCTGTTTCCTTGCTGTTCACCAACTCTTGAAGGGCATCATACTTACCCTTGCCTACATACTCACCTGTTCCAAGATTGCCGATTTTCACCTGCTTATCCTTGTTTGCTTCATTGCCATTGTGTTCATTGATTTTGCTTTCAACCTGTGCGAAAAGTTCTGCACCTAGTAACTCTTTTAAAAACTCCATATCTATTCCTTTCTTTGCTGTTGTTTTTATATGTGGTTTCACCACTAGCAAGCCTAGTTTAAATGTCATGCGACAGGACATATTGTGAAGGTATAAATGCCACCTTCAGGGCATATAAAAAGGGATAGCCTTATGCCATCCCTAATAATTTCTTCCAAGTTTTGTTTCTTGCTGTTATCTCACCATCAACAACACATCCATTTGCCTTCTGAAAAGCCTTGATTGCTGCTGTTGTCTTGCTTCCAATGATTCCATCTACAGCCCCACAGTTATATCCAAGATAGTTCAAATATGTTTGAACTGCCTTTACCACAGAATGCCTGCTGTTTATCCTTGTTGACAATGTCACTGTCTTTGATATTGTTTCACTTCCTGCAATACCATCTACCACAGCACCACAAGCCTTCTGAACAGCCTTGATGAATGTTGTTAGTGCATCATCCTTACCTGTGCTTCCTGAATCCTCGTATGCAGGCCTTATGAAGCATAGCACTAATGACTTCTTCCTAGTTCTTCTCATTACCTGTCCACCATTGGCATCATTTGATGTTGATGTATTGCCTTCTATAACCTGATATGTGCCATCAGCATTGATTTTCTCTAATATTCCTATATGGTCTGCATCAGCATTTTTATCAAACTGATATAAGACCAAATCCCCTGGCTTTGGACTTGTGACCTTCTGTGATGCCATAGCATTCATCAGATAAGTGCAAGAAGCTGTCTTTTTACCATTGCAGAATAGATTTGAAGCCCCACACTGTTTGAACACCCACCAAACGAATGTTACACACCAAGGATATGATGAACCACTGACTTCCCTTCCATAGTATTCAGTGTTATATATGACCTTGTTGCTATTGGCAGGATTCTCTTTCATACCAATCTGTGACACTGCCTTTGCAATTATGTCTGCTGCTTTTGCCATTTCTTATCACCCCTTCAACTGTTTATAAGCCTGATTTACACCTGTTGATGCTAAGCCTGATACAATTCCCACTGCTATTGCGTTAAGTACATCATTTGCAGGGAAATCAGGGATAACATACATTCCTACTACTCCAAGGATTCCACCTGCAACACCTACTATCACAGGAATACTTTCATCCTTGACCTTTGAACTCTGTTTAGCCCACAGCCCCACTAAATAGCAGATAACCACTATTGCAAGAACTGTTCCCATCTGTGCAATGTCCATCTTCTTCACCTTTCCTTTCTTAAAAAATTGCATATAAAAAGGGCAGATGTTCAATAGAACATTCCACCCTTTTGTTTGTTATTAAATTACACTAAAAAAGCACCCTGCCATTGTTAGCAAAGTGCTTCTTAATAAACATTATCATCCTCTTCAACCTTGTATGGTTTGCCTTCCTCTATACAGTTTTTGATGATGTCCACTATCTCTTCTTCAGATTTACCCATCATCATATGTGTTGGGAAGTTTTCGTCAAATGTATCTATGTACTTGAATAACCATTTGTCCATAATATCACAATCCTTTCATAATACTTAACATTTCACAGAACACCTTGTAGGATTCAGGCAAATACTTCTTGATGGTTTCAAGGCTTTGTGGATTTGCCATTTCACTATCAAGCATTTCTGCAAATGCTTCTGTTGGTAAACTTGATTCACTCTTCCAATATGAATTGCCATGACCAAAACCACACTTGATTTTGCCCTTGGTTGCACCTTCAACAATATCTGATAAATCTGCCCTTTCCATTTGTCCAAGCTGTCTTATTTCATTTTGCAATTTCCCATAGGCAAGTGATTTTGAATATTTTACTTTTACCGAAGATGGCAACACACCATTGTCCTTCCAAAATTTATATGACCAATCACTAATGAATCCATTTTTGTGTAACCAATCATAATCATCTTTATGTTGTTTAAATGCAATCTTTAATTCAGCATCATATTTACTTACTAACGAATCAACCTCTGCTTTGATAGTTTTACCAAATATATTATCTTTATAAGTATAAGAAAATGGTTGAAAACTATACCCACCTGCTTTTCCATTTGCAACAAAATCAATATTATGACCACTTTCATGGAATGTAACCTGGTATGGTGCTTGCCAACTTGAACCTTTTGCATCCTTTGAACCATTTACATATATCTTCCTAGCACTCGGACTATAATGTTCATGCCCTGAATAAGATGCATTACCTACACCTATTTCCTGTTCGAACTTACTCCATACCTGCTTCAATTCCTCATTATTGCAAGAATCAATCAATTTGTGCATTTCATCATAATATTCTTTGCCAAATTTCTTTGCCAAATCCGAATCATAGTTCTTTATACTTATTTTACCATTTTCTGACAAATTTTCAATAGCTTTCAAATACTTCTTCTTGAAATCCTCAAAATCCTTTGTCTTGTCTAGTCCATAGTATTCAGCACGTTCCTGAAGTGTGGCAAGTTCTTCTTCACCCAAAGCCCATCTTGCACGCTGAAGCAATGCACATCTACAGTTGATATCCTCTGAAGCCTTATTGAAGCCCCCTGGCATCATTGCCTTATATCCACTAACTTCAAATTCTTCTTCAAGTTCCCTGATTTGTCCATCAAGCTTCCTGTGTGTTGGTCTAGTCTTGCCATCTAGGGAAGCATCCCACTGTTTGACTACATCAGCACCCTTTTCCTTTGCCTTGTAGCAGGCATCCATTGTTGCCTTGCACTGAATCCTGTGTCCTTCAGTTCTTGCAATCCTCATTGCCTTATTTCTGCTTATACCTGCATACCCTGCAATGTTCCTTGATATCTCACTGAACATCATTCCTGTGGATATGCCCCTTGATATTTCACCTGCTATCTGCTTATTAAGAACCTTTATATCCTTACCTAGTGAATTATACAGGCTTTCAGACAGCTTTGTTTCGTGCTGTATAGCCTTTACAACCTGTTCTTGGTCTATTGGCATTATCAAAGGTATTCCTTGCCCTTGCATATCGTACACAGTACCAATAAAACCATCTTCATATGACTTTGCAAGATATTCTGACACTGTTTCAAACTCATTAGCCTGAAGTGTGTCAAGAATGCCCTGCACCTGTGTTTTCAATGCCTTCTGATATTCAACCTGATATATAACGTGTTGCATATCTGCATCCTGTCTTGCTAACAGTATTTCAATTTTAGTGTTTATTTCATCAAGTGCATCCTGATAGTTTTTTTTCAGCTTCTTCAGAACTTCCTTTTCACTATCTAAGAATGCCTGCTGAACCTCTTTTTGCTTTTTATTCAACTACACCACCTTCAATCCCATTCAAAACAGTTTGTGCATCATCAATTTCACTGTCAGCTTCATCAGGATCAGGAAGCTTGCTTTTGATTTCCTCATAGTCAATATC